CACACGTTCACCAACATCAATGCTCATTAAAATGAATCTCATCTTGATTTGCTCATAATTATGAGCAATAATCTAACACACATAAGGCAAACATCATTGCATCAACGAAGGAGACAACGATGACTGCAGAACAAGTCAAATCACTCTTCCGCCAGCGCGGGGTCACTTTCACCCGCTGGGCAGAAGAAAACGGCTACAGCCGCAATGAGGTTTACCGTGTTCTTAACGGTTTCACTAAAGCCCGTTACGGAAAATCCCACGAAATTGCCGTGAAGCTGGGTCTGAAACCAGATTCAAATGCGGCATGAGGTTTTAGCCTGCGTAAAAGGTTATCACATATTGCAAAAAGGGGAATGTGACATGACCAAGACAAATATCTCCACTTCTGGCTCCCGTATCCTGCGTGTCCTTAAAGCGCTGCGCGGTCACGCCCTGAACGGTGTTTCTAATGGTGAGTTGGCGTCGGCTCTGGGCGAATCCCCGGCCAATATCAACCGGGCGCTAAATACCCTTATTGAAGAGGGGCTTGCCCTTAAGCTGGACAACGGGCGCTTTGCCCCTGGCGTTCAGCTTTTGCAAATAGCTATGGCGCATAACAGCGAGATGGCTCGAGCACAAGATCGCATTAATGAAATTAACCAGCGAGTCATAGCTGGCAGTCGCTAAGGAGTCATAATGGGACGTACAAAATCACAACCAATTGAATTAGTTGAAGATGTGCCACTAGCAGACGGCCTCAACGTAAATCTTAATGCTATGACCGAGCATCGCCTTGAAATCATGCAGCAATTAGGTGACGGCTTACCCTATGAACGCGATCGCATTGTTCATGAAACTCGCTTCTATATGGCACAAAGCGCAGAGGCAATGTTGGAAGCTGGACGCCGTCTGGCAATACTGAAAGAAGTTGAGCCTCGTGGCGAATTTGAAAACATCGTAGAGGAACAGCTTAATCTACCTAAAACAACGGCATACCGTATGGCTCAGGCGGCAGTTAAGTTCATATCACCAAAGTTGAAAGATTCATTCCCAGCGCTGGGAATGCTGGGTAAGACCAAATTATTTGAGCTCATGACTGAAGATGATGATGAATTAGCAGGGCTTAAAGATGGCGGCACTCTCGCCGGAATGACACTTGACGATATCGATCGCATGACCAGCCGTGAACTGAAGGCTGCATTGCGCGAAGCCCGCGAGACCAATGCAGCACAGCAGCGAGTTCTCGCCGACAAGAACGAAAAAATTGACACGCTTTCCACAAAACTGGAGAAAAAAGCCCGTATCCAACCACCAAAACCCGATGAAGAGGTGAAGAAACTGCGGGCCGAAGTGACGGCAATTTCCACCGAAGCCGAATCGGCCATCACGGTTCGCTTGTCCAACGCCTTTGAAATCCTGTCAGCATATTGTGCCGAAAATCAGATTGATACACCTAAAGACTTCATGGTTGGACTGGTCTGTGAGCTGGAGGGGGCTGCCCGCAACCTGCGGTCAACTTTCGACCTTCCTGATGCGCCGACGGGCAATGCTGCCCCTGACTGGTTGACCGCACCAGAGCCAGAGATTAATCGGCAGGAGGCGTAACCGATGAGTGCTGCCCTGACTGAACGACTGGTTTCTGTTGCCCGCGCGGCACGTGACGCGGGGCATGGTAAGCGCGGTGCTGTATATGACGCGGCTTGCGCTGAACTGGGCCTGTCCCGCGCCACTCTCCTGCGCAAGCTGAAGGAGGTCTCTGTGACCGACAAACGTAAAAAACGCGCTGACGCCGGACGTAGCGCCCTGAGCCGTGATGAGGCCGCATTGATATCTGCCACGCTGCGTGAGGCCACTCGTAAAAACGGCAAGCGCCTGTACTCCATTGCTGACGCAGTGGAAACGCTACGGGCTAACGGTTTTATTACCGCAGGCAGAGCGGACGAAGAGACTGGCGAGTTTTTCCCGCTGTCCGAGGACACCATCAGCCGAGCCCTGCGCAACTACGGCCTGCATCCGGATCAACTGGACGCCCCGGCACCGTCATCAGAGATGGCTAGCCTGCATCCCAACCACGTCTGGGAGGTTGATGCCTCACTCTGCACCCTTTATTACCTGAGTAACGGCCATAAAGGTCTGCAGGTGATGGACAGCGCGAAGTTCTACAAGAACAAGCCTGCCAACCTGGCACGCATCGCCAGCGACCGCGTGTGGAGTTATGAAATAACTGACCACACCAGCGGCTGGATTTACGTTGAGTACGTCATGGGGGCTGAATCCGGTGAAAACCTATGCTCTGTTCTCATCAACGCGATGCAGGAGCGCGGCGGCGCGGACGTGCTGCACGGTGTGCCCAAAATCATCTACCTCGACCCCGGTTCTGCTAACACGGCGGGCATGACGAAAAATATGTGCCGGTCGCTGCGCATTGACCTGATACCGCACAAACCGCACAACGCCCGTGCCACCGGCCAGGTGGAAAAGGCCCGAGACATCATCGAACGCAAGCTGGAGCCGGGGCTTAAATTCCAGCCGGTTCACAGCCTGGAAGAGCTGAACGCGCTGGCGCTGAAATGGCGCAGCCACTTTAACGCCACGGCAGTCCACAGCCGCCATGGCAAAACTCGCACGGATATCTGGCTGAAAATCACCGCCGATCAGTTAATGAAAGCACCCTCTATTGAGGTATGTCGCGAACTGGCGGTGGCTGCGCCGGAAAGCCGCACAGTCACATCGAAGCTGCGTGTACCGTTCCGGGGCGTTGAATACGACGTGTCAGCAGTTCCGGGCGTGATGGTCGGCGAAAAACTGATGGTTACCCGTAACCCATGGCGCAGCGATGTGGCACAGGTTGTGCTAACCGGCGAAGACGGTCACGAGATGTTCTTCCTGGTTGATGAGGTCAAAAAGAACGAATTTGGCTTCGCCGAAAGCGCAGCGGTGTTCGGCGAAAACTACAAAACCTTGCCGGATACCCCGGCACAGACGGCAGCCAAAGAAATCGAACAGCTGGTCACCGGAACGGATAATGCCACCGATGCAGCTGCCGCTCGCAAAGCGAAGGCGCTGCCGTTTGGTGGACGGCTTGACCCTTATAAACATATCGACGAGACAGCGCTTCCAACCTTCATGCCGCGTCGTGGACAGACGTCCGAGGTACGCGGGCCGCGCATTGAACAGCGTCCGCTGACCCATGTTGAGGCAGCGAAAGCCCTGCGCGAGAAGTTCAGTGCCAGCGGCAAAACGTGGACACCAGAGCACTACCGCCAGTTGGCGGCGATGTACCCGGACGGCGTTCCTGAGTCCGCATTGGATGAGGTCATGACCGCGCTGACAACCCCGGTTCGCACCAGCATTATCAGCATCGTTAACGGCAACTAAGGAGGAAGCATGCTGGTACTGAAACAACAACTTAAAGCGGCGCGTATTTCGCAAGCGGTAGTGGCAAGAGCCGTCGCAGTCTCAGAAGCCACACTGGCCCAGATTGTTAACCATAACGAGTGGCCCCGCACCAACCAGAACGATGTACGCCAGCGATTGGCGTCCTTTCTGGAAAGTAAGGGGATTGATACAGCGAAGAGTTTTGATGCTGCACAGGGCGCGGCAACGCCCCGTACAGCGGGTACTACTAACCTCAGCGAGGAAGAGAACATGTTACTCAAAAAGCAGGTGTTATTTCCAGCAACTAAAAAAGCGTTTGGCCTTTTCCGCGACCCGTTCGCTGATGACGCCATGCAGGGCACGGATGATGTGTTCACCACGCCGGATATCCGCTATGTACGTGAGGCGCTGTACCAGACCGCACGCCACGGTGGCTTTATGGCGGTTATCGGTGAGTCTGGGGCGGGTAAATCCACGCTGCGCCGCGACCTGATTGAACGCATCAACCGCGAGAACGCGCCAGTCGTTGTGATCGAGCCATACATCATCGCCATGGAAGACAACGACGTGAAGGGCAAAACCCTGAAGGCCGCAGCCATCGCCGAAGCCATCATCAGCACCCTCGCGCCACTGGAGAGCATTAAACGTAGCCAGGACGCCCGTTTCCGCCAGTTGCACCGCCTTCTGAAGGACAGCAGCTCGGCGGGTTACAGCCATGTTCTGGTGATTGAAGAGGCCCACAGCCTGCCCATTCCGACCCTGAAACACCTCAAACGCTTCTTTGAACTGGAAACAGGGTTTAAAAAGCTGCTGTCCATTGTGCTGATTGGCCAGCCTGAACTGGCAGACAAGCTGTCTGAGCGCAACATGGAAGTGCGCGAGGTCGTGCAGCGCTGTGAGGTGGTTGAACTGCTGCCGCTGGACAACAGCCTGGAAGAGTTTCTGGCGTTCAAACTGCAGCGGGCCGGTAAACAACTGACCGACATTATGGACGCCAGCGCAGTGGACGCCATCCGCGCCCGCCTGAGCAATCAAGGCTGTAACCGTAAAAGCCTGGTCAGCCTGCTTTATCCGTTGGCCGTCAGTAACCTGGTGATCGCCGCCATGAATCTGGCCGCTCAAATCGGGGTTCCGCAGGTCAACGCCGACGTCGTGAAAGGAGTGTGACCATGAAATCCATCCACGATATCAACCAGCAGATGAACAAAGTGCAGTCCGCCATTATGGCGCTTAATGCCATGAACACTACCGTGCAGAGCGTGATGATTGCAGGCAGTAAGCCGATTATCCGTATCGCCAGAAATGGCCACTGCGCCCGTCTGCTGGAACAGGGAAAAGCGAGTTATACCCATGTTGGTCATGACGGCTCAGGGCGCTTTCGTCAAGGTGTCTTTGAGTTACATGGCTGCAGGATTACCTGGTCAGAGTCATTACATTAACCAAAAGGTGTAAATAAATGAGCGAATTAAATAAAGAAGCCTATATGAAAGACCGCAAGGGCCGCCTGGTGCCGATTGACCAGGTGTCAGATTATGACCTCGCGATGGATTCCTTCGTTAAGGAACAGGTTGCCGCTGCAAAGGTGAAACGCGCCGAACTGGCTGACTTTAAAGGTCGCGCTTTTGCCGATTGTTACGCCTGGCTTGACCTGGTCGCGGAGAAGTACGGCAGAACACGTGGTGGGGCCAAAGGCAACGTGACGTTCAGCAGCTTTGACGGCAACCAACAAATCACCATCCGCGTGCAGGAAACCCTGACGTTCGGGCCTGAGCTGCAGATTGCCAAAGACCTGATTGACGAGTGTGTCACTGAATGGTCTGAAGGTGCGAATGCCAACCTGCGGGCCATCATCAGCGATGCCTTCCAGGTCGACAAAGAGGGCCAGCTAAACACCGGGCGAATTCTTTCCCTGCGTCGCGTCAAAATCCAGGATGACCGCTGGAACAAAGCGATGGAGGCCATATCTGAATCACTGCAGGTGGCCATGTCCAAAACTTATATTAATTTCCGGGAGAAAGATAATGACGGCAAGCTGGTAAATATTCCGTTAGATATCGCTGCCATTTAATTTTAATTCATTTTCTTTTTATTTCGGCGTCAGCGCCGTGGGGTTCTGCACGCCGAAAACCGCATCAAGGAGTATTTATGTCTCTTAAATGTATTCACTGCAAACAAGACGTTGATGATATGAACGCTCAACAATCCACTATCATGCAATCGTCAATAGATAATGACTGGTACGTTGACTTAATTCTTGCCTGTCCACATTGCGGGCAGCAATACAACGTTTTCGTGCCTGTTCTTGAATTTGAACCTCTGGAGGCCCCAGATGAAAGGCATGACGTTGTATAACCGCTCAACGCTGTATGGCATGGCCCTCAGAGCTTTCGGCCCTGATGCGCAGTCCCTGAAGCTGATGGAAGAAGCCGCCGAACTGGCTGCCGCCGCTGCCCGCAACATGAACGGGCTGGGTAATGAGGTTGACCTGGCCAGCGAACTTGCGGATGTCGAGATCATGATCGAACAATTCCGCCTTAACGGTCTGGGTAAGTTAATTGACTTCCAGAAACAAAAGAAACTGGAACGTCTTGCTGAACGCTTGGGGGGCACTTATGTCGCAGAATAATGAAAAAATCCTGGATAAATTAAAGAAACTATTGGCGCTGTCAAAATCCGATAATCCCCATGAAGCTGCATTGGCCCTTCAAAGGGCCAGAAAGCTGATGGATACCTTCGGTATTACTGCTGAAGATATTGTGCTTAACGACATTGGTGAGGAAATCAGTGATTACTGGCCTGTGGGAGCCGTTAACCCGCCCCGTTATATGCTGGGGCTGCTTACCATCATTCAGGACGCCTTTGGCGTCAAGTCACTTATTTTGCAAGGTATAAAAAACCGAGTCAGCTTCTATGGCCTGAAAGAACGAACCGCGCTGGCGGCGTACACGTATGACGTTTTGGGGCGTCAGCTTATTCGGGCACGTCGTGACTACATTAGCCAGCAGAACAAACGGATTAAAACCAGCACCAAAAGTCGTCGGGGAGATAAGTTCGCCGAGGGCTGGATTATTGCGGTACTGGGGGAAATAGAAAAGCTGGCGATGACTGCCCGCGAAGAAGCGTTCTGCCAGCGTTGGCTGGAAAAGAAATACACGCGCCACGAAAGCATCTCCGGGCGTGACGCCCGCAATGTACGTGGGGCCGACAAGGCGCTCAACCAAGGGTATCAGGAAGGTCGGCAGGTTCAGTTGCATCAGCCGGTAAATGGGCAAAAACAGGTGAAAATTGGTGGCGCATCATGATGGTGGAATGGTTTGTTCCGGGGCTGTTCTGGTTTTGCTACGTCGGCTGGTCTGCGGCAGAGTTGCATCGCCTGATGGGATATTTCATACGGTATCGCGGCATCAAGCTGGTGCTTGCGTGGTCGGCAGTGTTCTTACTGTGGCCACTCACGCTTCCGTTGCTGGTCGATTCGCTTAAACGTACCTGGTGAGGGAGGCAAGATGTCGACGCAAAAAATTATCCAGCTCATTCATATTGCCCGTAATGACCTGAAGATGGACGAGGATACTTATCGCCAGATGTTACAGGGCCTGACTGGTAGGGCTTCAACTAAGGGGATGGATATTCCGCAGCTTACTAGGGTGCTGGAGTCCATGAAAAATAAAGGGTTTCGAATTAAACCAGCTGGGAAAGCGAAGTCTGGCCCTCCGTTGGATAATCACCCCCAGTCGAAAAAAATCCGGGCGCTTTGGCTTGAAATGGCTTCAGCTGGCATAGTCCGCGACAGTTCTGAACAGGCATTGGCGCTCTGGGTTAACCGGGAAACAGGTATCAGCGCGTTACGCTGGCTCAGCAATGAGCAAGCCAGTAGCGTGATCGAGAAACTGAAAAAGTGGCAGCGCAGGGCCACGAGGGTACAACAATGAGCGATATGAGCCAGTTTCGTAGTAAAGGGCCAGAGCTGCTGGTAGAGCTGGCACAACACACCTCTGAGACCGTCCGTGAGATTATCGACATTGACTCCGTTGTTGCCGACCAGATTGGCGAGGCGGTTGCTAACCGCATGATGCAGGTCTGGGGCGGTCAAAACGTCTATTTCCCTATGGGGATGGTCTGGAGAGTTAGCCAGCGTGACCGGGAAATCTTTCAGGAGTTCGACGGGCGCAATCACCACGATCTGGCTCGCAAATTTGGTGTCTCACTTCAGTGGGTCTACAGCGTGGTAAAACGGGTCAGAAAAGAAGAACTGGATCGGATGCAGGGTAAACTGTTTGATGGTGAACCTGATGCTGAAACGGGGAATAAGGAGTAGAATCTGGAATCAGGCCGGTGTGGAACCTCAATTTTTTTGCCGGTCTGATTTTTCACATACTGTAAGGTTATTGCATATTTCATTCAGTCTCTTCCCATGTTGACCCAGTTCTTCCCATAATTATCTCACTTATTCCCTGTTATTTA